ACTGCGGCCCTGTGGACTCTTGTCGTATTCTCAGGTACGTCGCGAAGTCCGCTAGTAGCTCGGCATCGTCTTCAGGCTCCGCGTAGCCTCCGTCGATGTGCTCGCCGATGTACTCGTCGAGAACCTCGAGGACTATCGGATCCCACTTCTCGTGGTACGCCTTCATGCTATCGAGCGGCTCCGGAGGTGCACTTGCCGTAGTCTTCCTTGATGCTCCCAGTCGCGGAACATGCCAGCGCGCACGGTGACCTGACATGGTAGCGCAGAACTCACCTGGCTTTGCTTCGCAGGTTGCGCAGTACGTATTGAGTACGCGCCTGTAGTCGTCCGGGTTGATCTGCGACTGACGCTCGAGCCAGGCAATAGCGTTCGACTCAGACTTGTTCACGTCAATACCTGAACCGACTCGAAGTCATCGTCGTCGATGTCGTCAAGCTCGACTTCCTTGACCGCGACGACGATCGGGTAGTTCTCCTGAAGATCGATCATGAGCCTGTGAATGGCTACGTCGAACTTCCCTTCGTCGCAGTCAGCGACTTGTACTGCTAGGTACCTCATCTTCTGGACTTCTTCCTCTGCGTAGTGCGTCTCGGGCAGGTTCCCAACGGAGGCCTCGTTCTGGATGGGCTGTCTCGTATCGCAGGTTGCGTACTCGGCCCTTCTCGCTCATGTTGTAGCGGCGATGGCTTTCCAATCGCCGTTGCCTTGCGTCATCCATAACGCTCCCTTCCGACCCAGCCTCAGGGGGAGTCCATGCCTCAGAGGCTGAGCCGCAGGGGAAGTTACTCAACCCTGCAGACCTATTCCTTCTCGTAGGGGCGCCATCCTTCGCTGCGCTTCTTGAGCACACGCTTCTCGACGTAAAAGGAGAACGCGTAGGCGCCTATGTAGTAAACGGGTATCAGACACGCCAGGAACACGAAGAGTCCCAAGCTCATGACTACATCCTAGCTGTCAGAACGGACAGAATCGCCTTCGTCTCCGATGGCGTGTTGCGTGACGACGTAATGTAGTAGTCGATGTCCTTCGGCTTGTACACCAGAATGGCATCTCTGCCATACGTCCTGAAGAGCAGCTCCAGGGTGACGTCGTACAGATCGTCAGGGTCGAGTTGCATCAGCGCCTCGACGATTTCATTTGGCGCTAGTGCCTGAACATATACTCCTTCCTCCAGCGGTTGGAGGTCGGGAATGTCCTCTTCGAGGTCGATCGACTTGACGTGCTTGGACATGCTACACTCCCATCCAGTTGCGGACTACTTGTCGGATACGTTCTTTCAGTGCAGCTTCCACGTCTTCGCGTGCGGTCAGCATCTCAGGACGCACCTCGTCCATGATCTGATCGACCATGCGCTCCGCTGCGTCTTTGTTCACGTCTGTATGTCCTGGTTCTTGTCGATGGCCGTCTCTGCCTCGTTGATGAAGTACCAGAGCTGATACAGTGCCCAGTACAGGAACACCAAGTCCTCGTCGGCCTTGAACAGGCTGTCGTCGGGAGCGAGGGCATCGATCGACACGTTACTGCTCATGATGTCTGCTGTCGCTTGCTTGTACGTGAAGCCGCGCGTCTCGTACGAGAGAACGCGTTCCACGTCGACCTTCAAGCTGGCCGCTACGCTCCTAGCGACCTTGACGAGCTCCTTCAGCTCCTCCTCGTTGCGGAAGAACCTCTTGTCCTCGCTCTCGTACGTCGCAGGGTTGCCTGGAACAGGCTCGACGTAGATCCCGAGCCACTGCTGCATCGAGATGCCAGTAGTGATCTTGTATCCGGCTGGGGTGCGTGTTACTATTGTCGTTGTGTTCATTTCGCACCTCCTTTCCAAGCCGGCCTGAAGGGGAAACGGGACCCTCTTTCGAGCGGCACTATATCGGTTTGCCATACCGACCCGCTACCTTTCCAACTGTCCCTTCAGGCCGACGTGCATAGGAGCTACTTAGTAGCTGCCCCACACTCGGATGTCAACCATGAGCGTGTCGCGCACCACAACTACTCCGACGCGCAGCTCGCCCTTGGCCTCTTGCTGTCCTACAACAGCGTACGGTCGTGCCTTGTAGACCTTGCGACCGAACCTGTCCTTGAGCTCCTGCCAGTCTTCGACTTCGAGGAGCTCGTCGAGGATCTCCTTCGATTCACCTGCGTCGAGGCGATCATCGAAGATGTTGAATCCACCGACTTCGTGTATCTCGTCGAGCGCAGCTGAAATGAACGACAGAATGGCATCGTTACATACCAGGTGCGCTCCCTTCATTGGCTTGAGCGACTGATCGGACTTGAAGTCGTTCACAACGCACCGTCCAATCGGTACAGCATGCCCTTCTCGTCGCGGACGACAATCGCGCCCGCCTGCGTAGTGCCGACCTCTTCGTACATCATCGGCGCCCTCTTCTCAGGCTCCACAGGTGCGCGGTTGTCGACGTCTGCGACGCGGAAGATGTAGAAGCCGCGAGTCGTTCGCGACACGCCGTACTCGGGGTGCGCGTTCGTCATCCGAACCATTGCAGCCGCGACCTTGTCGGGCTCGAGGTGGATGTCTGCAGCGATGTCGTTGAAATGCACGATCTCTCCCGCATGCCTATGCATGAACGCGAGTGCGTCTCGTGCCGTTTGTTGGTTGCCCACCGGACTCCTTCCCAACTGATCAGACCGTCTGATCAAGGATCGGGTCTCAACGAGACCCTCACCTTCATCCTCGGTTTGATTCGAGCTGCACGACGTACAGCTCCAGCGATGCCGCGTACAGATTCGTTTCCGCAGTGTACAGCTGCAGCGCAGCCATGTAACTCTCGGTCGCGAGCCTGTATCGCAGCTTGGCATCCTTCAGCTTGTCCGTTTTCATCCTCTCTTCCTTCTCTCAAAGTTCTTGCCGTGATATGTAGCGGTTGCAGTTCCAGCAGAACTCGCATCCGCGATCCGGATGTGCGAACACGCCTACGTGTATGCACGCCTCGTGCCACTGCACGTACGTTCCGAGCTCTGGGCTCCAAACCATGCTACGCTGGTGCTTGCAGGGGAACGAACCGTAGTGGCCGCAGTACGGGCATGGCGGATACTGACGTGCGACTCCTTCGATCGGCACATCGGGTATGCCGATGATCGCCGATCCTTCTTGCCTGTATGTCATCAGACGTTCGCCTTCCAGCCCCATCGCGGCTTCGTCATGTGCGCCATCGTGTGAATGCGCTCCCAGACGTCAGGAATGTAGAAGAAACGGTGACGTTCGTTCTTGCTGCACTCGAGGATGTACGCCTTGTTGCCTGTTCCTTGCTGGACGATCGTCTGAATGTACTTCAGCTCGTCGTCGTGTCCTCTGACAGTGCAGCCAGGAAACGTAGGTAGGTCTTGTGTTTCGACCAAGTAAGGCATGTTGGACTCCTTGGAATTGAGATTTTTGCCTATGATTAATTGTATCTGGGAATTTGTGGAATTGCAAGACCTCTTGAGGGTTTTTCTTTAGGCATTTTTGCCATTCCGGTGAGCTTCGACAATGTCGGTAATGTCTCCGCCTTCTGGGTGCTCGACGAGGAACTTGCTGATGTGCGCCATCGTTGCACGTGCCGACTCGCGCTTCTGTTCATCCATGCCGGCACCGATCCAAATAGTGCCTCCGCCTATTGCACACACGAGAAGACCTGTACCAGTGTTGAAGGCGTACGTTATGCCGCCACTCGTAAGTTCGTGGCCTGCGCGCCCAGCTGCCTTCGCCTCTGCGGCGTTGGTGACTGTGCCTTCCAGATCGTAGAGCTTGCATGTGTCGTCGTACACCTCTGTCCATCCACGCGCCGTGGTTGGCGTAATGGTGAACTTCATGATAATTGGCGTTGCTGCACGCACTCGTGCACGCTCCGCTTCCTCTGCCGCTTCAATGTCCCGAAGCGCGGCTTGTAGTTCTGCCTTGTTCATGTTGCTTTCCTCTTTTTCCGGATCGTCATGTGCGTCTTGGCGAACTCGTCACTCGCGGCAACGTACATTACGTCGGTCTCGTGGACGTTGTTGGCTGCGATGACGTCTTCGTCAAACCAACCGATCTCCAGAGTCCGCGTCTCAAAGACTGCATCACCGACGTATCGAGTGACTACGATCTTCTCACGGTACACTTCGTACTCGCCCATCAGAACCACCGCCTGAAGCGTGGGCACTCTGACTTGCAGATGCTGCACTCGCTTCCTGACCGATAGTGCTTGTGGGCTTTGTGCTTGTGTCCGCAACGTCGACAAATAGCATCGTCGTGCGGCTCCTTGAATGGCCACATTACTTTGGACTCTCCAGACGTCCGACGCGGAACTCGCGCCCATCTTGCGTTCGTACGGTGTACGGCTTGAACCCCACCCGCCTCTTCTTAATGAGCACCACAGGCACTCGTTGAAGCCAAATCCGCCTCACATTGACGGCGTTGCTGTTGTCCTGATCTGGGTCAGGAATGAGGTACGTTGCGCCTACTTTAGGCATTTCCTTCTCCTTCTGCATGCTCGGCGAGTATCTCTGCGACACTCTTCGGACCGAGGTGCTTCCTTATTAGCTCCTCTGCCGTTTCGTTCGGTTTCGGTTCGCGCTGGATCGGTTCTGGCTTTTTCAGGTAGTAGCCTACTTCGGTCAGATACTCTGTTGCGCGTGCTTCGTGGCACTCCGTAGGGTAGTCCTTGTAGCCATCCGTGCACCGCTTTCCAGGCTCAGCTCCGCAGTCCGGGCAGTCGTAACCGCTGACTAGGATGCCGTCTTGTATGTTGTCTGTTAGGTTCATGCCGGCTGCGTCTTCTCGAACTCGAAGTCTTCTGGCGGTGCGATTGTAGGTACGAACTTGATCTCGATGTACTCGACGCCATTCTCGACTCCTAGCAGTGTCGACGCCTTGCCGTTGTGTCGATCAGCTTGGACGTGGACTTGCGGCCTCAGTGAGGACGGTGCGATCTTGTAGTCCGTTCCGCGGTACAGTCGAACGCGCTTGTTAGGCACGAGCCACTTGTCCCACGGATACTGCTGCGGACGACCTCGTCCTGTTGGCTGCTCTTCGTCGTCTTCGACGACCCTCATGAATTACCTCCTGCTTGTTATCGGAGTGTTCCACTCTGAAACACTCTGCTCGATCTTGCGTAAGCTGGACGCTCTGATTCTATTATATAGTGAGTCAATACGGAATATCAAGAGCACCATTTACGTGTGTAACAATAAAGCTCGCTTAACACGCAGAACGGACGAACCTAATACTTACAATCCCCAATGAACCTGTAAACCCAAAGGTTAATCGCGGGCGTCCGTACATGGTCCGAGCATTGCTGTTTATCTTTATGCTTTAATACTATATGATCATTATATATCGTTAAGAGTCCAATTTTCTTCGGTCTTTACGATGTGTGCGCGCTTTTCTCTTAAGAGCCTCAAGGATTCCCGATAAGCAGATTACTCTGCTTGGACGTTCACGACCAATTCTTCGGTAGTCGTGTCTGCGTCGCTTTGGCCGAGAAGAATTCGTGCTTCGGCTGCGCGTTCCCGCCGAGGTTTCGCGTCCCACGCCACGATTCCGGCTTTGTCGGTGTTGCCGCGCGTTCGGACTCGGGAGTGTAGATAGCACGGACTGAATTTCTTGTCTGTCCGGCAACGCGTTGCATCCGTTTGGATAGCATCCGCGTAACACGTGGCTGACGACGCTTTGGCGGCGTTGGTGCCGCTTTCAGTTCGCGTTCGACGTTTGCAACGTACGCGAGCCAATCGGCTGGCAAAGGCATTTTGGACTCCTTCCTAGTACCAATCGAGTGCACTCCGTTTCCGAAGTGCACTCTCAGGCACTAGGCGTGGCAGGTTGTCGACTGCGTCTGCGTGATCTTCGGCGCGACGTACTTCACGTACCCGCCTGCCTTCTTGCTGTAGTGGTAGTACGTGGTCGTGTACTGGTTCGTCTGGTAGCACTTCGGCGAAATGAGGACTTCGCCCTTGCTCGTCGTGCTGACGAACGGAAGCGAACCTGCGTGTGCCGAAGCTGCGCCTGCAACGCCTGCTCCAGCGAGACCTGCAGCGATCAGACCAGCTGCGATGAGTTTCCGCATTGGGACTCCTTGTTCAGTTTTGGAGGACCATCCTCCGTAACCTGCCCTCTTTCGAGGGCAGGCGGACGCAAGTGGTCCTACTTGACTTCGTCCTTCACCTTCTCGACGACGATCTCGGCGACTTCCTCGTCGCTGAGCTCACCTTCCGGCAGGAACTCTGCCATGTACTCGGCTGCGATCGCCTCGTAGTCGGTACCTGAGGTGCTTTCGCCGTTCTGCACGCGGATGACGTACTTGTCGAGCCAGGTCTTGAACGCCTCGCCCTCGAAGTACACCTTCTCGCTTCCGCGGTTGCCGTAGTTGCTGGCGATCCGCGCGTTCTTCGCGTACGCGTACAGCATCTGCGGACGAACTTCCGTGTCGGTGATACCGTTCGCCTTCAGAACCAGGTTGGTAACCTTGGCTGCAGCGAATGGGGTAATGCGGTCCATTTTGGACTCCTTTGGTTTTGAGCCCGCATCTCTTGCTTGGCTCTTAATTCAATTATATAGCATCCACCTTTGGCAAAGCAAGTGCTTTCAAAGGTTTTGTTTTGGGAATTTTGATCGTGACTTTGGGCACATAGGCGAAGTACGTACTACGTACGTACAACACGTAACGAAGTACGTAGTACTACGTACCAAGTACGTATTGCCTGACGCGTCAGTCAACATCACACTTCCTACCGACAAAGGCGGTAATGCAGGGGAAAAAGAAACCTACCCTTTCGGGTAGGCTTCTCTTTCTGACTACATGAACTGCTTCGCCAGCTCGTCGTAGTCCGTGCGTGACGTGGTGTCGCCAGTCAGTGCACGTGCGACGTACTTGTCAAGCCACAGCTTGAACGCTTCGCCGACGAACTCGACCTTCTCGTTCTCCGCTCGCGTGTCATAGTTCGACGCGATAACGTTCCGCTTAGCGTACGAGTACATCATCTGCGGGCGTAGCTCGATCGTGAGACCGTTCGCCTTGAGGACGATGTTCGCAACTTTCGCGGCGGCGAATGGGGTGAGGTTCTGCATTTTGGACTCCTGGTTTCAATCGGGAACTTGTTTCCCTCTCTAACTATATTATATAGTGGAATACACATTTCAGCACGGCCCGTGGGTCTCACTGGCCTTTTCCTCTCAGATGGTGTGTTACTGTGTGTTACTAGCCTCGTGTGAGGCGTCATTCTTTCCGGATATAATAAAGTCATGGCTGAAAATAAGGAACTCGAAGATCTGTTCGGCGGAGACGGCGAGACGCCCAAAGCACGTGCTTCACGTATCTTCGACGAGAACGCACCTTTCGCTGCTATGGCGATTATCGACCTGGTGCACAACGCAGTCAACGACAACACGAAGCTACGTGCGGCGGTATATGTCGTGGACAGGGTGTTGGGACCAGTCGGCAAGGAGGAGCAGGTCGACGCTCTCGACAAGTTCCTCAAGGGCATCGAGGGGATGGCGAACCAGTGATGGCGAACGAAGAAGAGATGTTCTGGGATACGGAGCCGCTCTACTTCAAGCTCCTGACGCCTGTCGAGCGGAGGTTCTAAGACCCTGTGGACCGCTTGACGGAAGCGTTCTGGCGTAAGGTTGGTTATGCGCCGCATCCGAGTCAGAGGTTGTATCACGACTCCCAGGCTCGGTTTAGAGTGCCGTGCTGCGGACGGCGGTTTGGTAAGTCGACGATGGCCGCGAGGGACGTTACTCCTCGACACCTTCTCATTCCCAATCAGATGATCTGGATTGTCGGTCCGACTTACGATCTGGCGGAGAAGGAGTTCCGGATCATCTGGAACGACCTGATCGTGAAGGAAGGTCTAGGCAAAGACAAGAGGGTGAGACGTGCGTACGCCAAAAGGTCGGGCGATATGTTCATTCAGTTTCCTTGGAACACGCGAGTGGAGTGTCGGAGCGCCGAGCACCCTGAGTACCTTGTTGGTGAAGCTCTCGACCATGTCATCATGTCTGAAGCTGCGAAGCATAAGCGTGAAACATGGGAGCGATACGTACGTCCTGCTTTGGCTGACAGGCGTGGGGGCGCAGACTTTCCTACTACACCAGAGGGTTTCAATTGGCTTCACGATCTCTGGCAGCTAGGATTCCAGTCAAAGTACAAGGGTATCTTCGAGTCTTGGAGGTTTCCCAGCTGGTCAAACCCGGCTGTGTATCCCAAGGGTCGGCACGATGAAGAGATTCTGCTCTTGGAAGATACTACTGAGCCGGAGTGGTTCCTGCAGGAAATTGGCGCTGACTTTGCCTCGTTCGTAGGGAAGATATTCCCGGAGTGGGACGAGACTCGCGGCGTTATGACCGAGGACTACAAGTTCATTCCTGGTTGGCCCAACTACATGGCGGTCGACTGGGGCTACACGAACCCACTAGCGGCGATCGAGTTCCAAATTTCGCCACAAGATGAGATTTATGTCTGGCGGGAGTACTACAAGAAGTACAAGACGCTGCCTACGGTACGGAATGAGTTGAAGGCGAGAGAAGAGCCTGACGGTTATCACCTGGACCTGATAATTGGAGACCCGGCAGACCCAGAGGCTGCGGCTTCCTTCGCAACACTCATGCAGACGGGTTGCTGGGCGCCTAAGGAGCTGAAGACCGACTTCACTTGGCGCGATGGTATCGACCTTATGGCCGGCTTTATGCGGCCGATTGAGATCGACATTGATAAGTGGGGTGCTCCGATTGAGGCGCCGCGGTATCACGTAGCTTGGGATTGTAAGAACCACATTCGAGAGCTAAACAACTACCGCAGTCGGGAACCAGTCAAGGGGCAGAACGTTCCGGAGCTAGGCAACAAGGTCGAAGACCATACGATCGACGCTATGCGCTACGCCCTCCTAGCTACCTTCCGCATGGGCGCTCGTGGTTCTCACCTCACGTCCGAAATGGTCGATGCGGCCCCTGTGGAATCTACTCCACGGGCGCGGGCTGCGAAGCGGACGTTGCAGCAGGATTTCGCAGACCTGCTGTCGGGGACTAGTGGCTCTGCAGGCTTTTTCCACACGGGAGATGAGTTCTAGTGGACCTGAACGATCTGCCTAGGGTAGACCTGAACGAGCTGATCTTGGGCGGATATGCGCCTGTCGCGGTGTCGAACGAGCCTGGCCAAGAGTTCATTGTTATTGCGCCTGAGAGCTCGGACTTGCCGTTCTCTACCAATGCTCCCGTTGCGCGTATGACGCCGACTGAACATAGTCGGATGATGATGGAGCGTGCAGCACAGGCAACGCTTGCCGACAAGCCGCTACGTTCCAGGATCGTTGGTCTGGCGCGGCAGGGTCGGCCGCCTAACGAACCTGATATACCGTCGGGCCTGAGCTTCGATCCGCCCGAGAACATACGCAGTGGTTTCAGTCAGGAGACAGGACAGCCAATACAGCAGCCGCGTGTTACCATGTCGCGTGGTCAAGGAGTAGGATCTGTCTCTGCGGTTCCTGGTATGGGCTCAGAGATGGGGTCTTCTAGCCCCTCACCGTTCACCTCCTGGATGCGTCGGGAGTACAATAGGGACTTGATTGGTGTCAAGGGGCTCAGGGTCTACGACAGAATGCGGAAGAGCGATGGCACTGTCAGAGGAACGCTACGACTGGCTAAGACTCCTGTGCTTGCAGGTCTCTGGTCGATAAAGCCAGCGACTAGTTCGTCGCAGGACCAGATGATTGCGAACTTCGTCTGGCAGAACATGACTGAGTGGATGTCGACTTCGTGGCCTCAGACGCTGACTGAGTCTCTGCTCATGCTCGACTTCGGATATTACATGTTCGAGCTCGTCTTCACAGCAGGCGAGATACTCACCGCAGACCCTGCAGCTCGTGGCAAGATTGTCTGGCGGAAGTGGGCTCCTCGGCACCCGATGGACGTGCGACAGTGGTTCTTCGATCTCAACGGCGGACCTATGTCGGTGGATATGTGGACCACTCCTGCGCGTGTGCCGACGTGGGAAGGTGCTACTGTACAGACGATGATGCAGTACACCAACATTCCTATCGACAAGATGATGGTCTTCTCCTTCGACAAAGAGGCCGGCAACATCGAAGGTATCTCCTTGCTGCGTTCGGCTCACAAGCACTGGTATTACAAGGATAACTTGTACAAGATCGATGCCATTCAGAAGGAGCGGCACGGCATTGGTGTTCCTGTCATCCAGCTTCCACCAGGCTACGGTGCGCCTGACTTGCAGATGGCTGACTCTCTGGGTCGGAACCTTAGGACCAACGATCGGGCGCATGTCGTGCTTCCGCCGAACTGGGTTCTGACCTTTGCGGAGCTCAAGGGCAATCCGGTCAATTGCATCCAAAGCATCGAACATCACGACCAGCAGATCCAGATTCAGATTCTGGGCAACTTCTTGTCGCAGAATGTCAAGACCGACGAGGCAGACCATACGCTATTTCTTAAGGCGACTCGGTTCACTGCGGACATTGTCACTGACGTAATCAACTCTTACGGTATACCGCAGCTCGTAGACATGAACTGGGCTGGTGCTCGGTATCCGAAGCTTACCGTCAAGCGCATTGGCGAGGTCGAAGACTGGCGTACTGCTTCGTTTACCATCAGGAACTACGTGGGCGCAGGCGTGATTGTGCCTGACCAGCCACTGGAAGACCATTTGCGTGATGAGATGGGTCTTCCGCCTGCAGATCCCAAGACGTCGAGGCTAGTATACGAGTCGTTCAACAAGAACGTTACTCAGCCTCCGCCTGCTGAGATGCCAGGGGAGCCCGGAGACATCCAAGAGGCGTTGCAGACTGGTCAGATGACTCCCCAGCAGGTTCAGCAGGCGCAGAACATTCAGCAAGCGAACGGACAGCAGGCGGGTATGCCAAGGCAAGCGAATCCGCCGACACCGACTCCGCCTACGACGGGGAAGGGCGACAACTCTGGTAGGGGTGGAAGGAGAGGTCAATGACGTCAGATCAAGGACGTGGTTTCGACAGGATCGGTGTAGCGGTCGGTTTGGACCTGGTCGACCATGGCCGTGTCAGGACCAGTCTTCGCGTAGAGCGCTGGGACGAGGAGCAGCGCCAGTACGCTATGCGGCATCCTCGGTTCCGGAACATCGCGTATCCAGGATGGGAGCCGGTTACTAAGCACTTCCGCGTGCTCAATGTTCGTCCGTACTCCGTGACCGAGGACCATGACTGCAACCTGATTACGTGGGCTGGCTGGGCTGCGATGATGGGCTCTATCGGTGGCACATCCATCTCTTCCAAGTTCAGTGCTACAGTCGGCCGCATCGGTATCGGAACCGGATCGCCTACAGCTGCTGGCGGAGACACAGCACTGAGCGCTGCAGCGTTCGCAGCTACGGGATCGAACTGGAAGCTGATAGGTGCTGCACCAACCATCACTGCCACCGCTACGCCGTGCACGATGGTCTGGTCGGTCGCGTTCGTCGGCGCTGACGCCGTTGGCAACTGGGGTGAGTTCGCCGTCGATATCGGAACGGCTAGCTCTACGGTAGGTACGCCAACGACAGCAGCAACGGCTCCGATGGTGAATCACGGCGTCTCTGCACAGGGCAGCAAGCTCAACACCCAGACCTGGACGCCTACTGTTACTCTCAGCTTGACCTAGTAGGTAACATGCCGCTCGCAATAGAGCTATTTACCAACCCTCCGACGACGGCGGTAACCGTTACCGCTGGTGGTACGACCGCGCCAACGGCAGGTACGACGGAGACGTGGACTCTGGCTGGTGGCTATGCGCAGTTGCCACAGGTTAGCAACGCAGCTGTGCCGCCTACTCAGTTTCATTTCTACGACGCCTCGTTCCCTAGCGAGATAATGCTAGGGACTAACCTCAGTGGGGCTACTCTTAGTGTCACACGCGGAGTCGAGGGTGCTACTGTCGCGCATCCGCTTGCCACTAACCTTCCGGTACAGACGATATCGGCCGGAGTAATGGGATTGTTTCAGCAGCAGTCTCCCTCTAAGATACCGGCCAGCCAGGGAGACGCGACAACTACTACAGTCACTACCGTCTCTACAACTACGTTCTACCCGCTTAGCAAGGCGTGGGCTATACCGGCCAACGATGCGAATGTCGCTACGATATATGAACTGACAGTGTTCGGCAATGGTACGTGGGCTTCGACAGCGTGCTCCCTCAACTTCCAGGTTAGCGCATTCGGTGTAGTTGTTGCTAAGATTCAGGTAGGCAGTACTATGCTTCCTGCATCTGCTAACTTCTGCTGGGGCCTAACTACCAAGATCGTTGTCATAAACAATACCTCGTCTGGATCGATAGCTGCCGAGTCAGATGGCGCTATATCGAACTATGCTCAGAACCTGAGTGTGACTGGCGGTTCAAGCGCCAACTCGACCGCAGGCCTAGCTGGTCAGTCTGCTACTACATCGGCTAACGTGGCTGCTGGTGGCACCTTGCAGCTTACCGCTCAGTGGAACACTGCTGCAGGTTCTGTCTCGTCGTTCGGTTCCTTGCTCGACCGTAAAGGTCAGTGATGGTAGGAGTTGCTCCCGAGCCGCTTGCTGTCACACCATATACGATTAAGACTCAGGTCAATAATACTGCGACGACTAGCTGGACCACTACGGCTGCTACTGGCCCAGCTCCTATTGGCGATGCAGTAGTTATCTTCGTTTCGTCCGGCACATCAGGCAATACTGTTACTGGTATTTCCGACAGTGTGGGTAATACATATACTCTTGGGCCTGCTCTTGCTACGTGGCCGTATCAGTGGGCATACTATTCGCTCGCCATTACTCACGCTATCACTACATCGACGACATTTACGGTCACCTTTTCTGCTGCGGCAGTTGGATCCATCATCGTACGCGGCTGCCCGAGCGTCACCGCCCTTGATGCTCATCCGGCCGTCGTAGGCGCGACCAGCGCTGCTGCGGCTTCCAACCCGACTGGGGTCTTGGCCCAGGCATCCGAGTGGGTCATCGGATGTATTGTCGACGGCGCCTCTGGCGGTTCGCCAACGGCACTGAGCATCCCTTCGTTCGTCAGCCAGCAGATTACCGGCGACCCGTGGTACACTGGGTGTGACGAGATCGTTAGCTCGACCGCCAGCCAGACGCTCAGCGCGACCCTGGCCGCCTCGATTGTCTGGTCCGCGTCTATTCTTTCGTTCACGCTGACCACAGCTGCACCGGTATATTATACTCCCGTCAGTGCTGTACCAGGCGTTGCTATACCAGGACGGTTCTCTCCCGGAAGCTACGTCAACATTCCGGTGGCGTTTGCTGACTCGGGTACTGGCTCAGATGCCATAGTCGTAGCTGAGGGCATTCCTGTCACCGACTCGGGTACTGGTACTGACTCGATAGCTGTCAATGTCGAGGCTCTGGCCCTAGCTGACTCGGGCACCGGTACCGATTCTATAGCGGTACTGACTAGAGCTGCAGCGCTAGCTGACTCCGGAAGCGGTGCTGACTCGGTAGCAGTGCTAGCCAAGACTGCATCGTTGGCTGATGCAGGTGCTGGCGTCGACTCGATAGTAGTGTCGCAGGCAGGAACAGTTTCGCTAACTGACGCTGGTGCTGGTAGCGATTCGATTACTACGACAGTTGCTGCTCCTATCGCGGACTCTGGTTCTGGCACTGACTCGATTTCTGTAGTTGCGACTGTTCCGCTTGCTGACGCAGGTACTGGAGCTGATTCGATAGCGCAGGCGGGGACTACTGTACTGTCCGACTCAGGTACTGGTGCAGATAGCATTTCCGTAAGCGTAACCTTGTCACTAGCAGACTCCGGTATTGGTTCAGAGTCAGTAGCCTCTGCTGTAGTTCTTAGTCTCGCCGACTCTGGTGCTGGAACGGACAGTCTAGGTGGATCGTTTACCAGATCGCTAGCTGACTCTGGCGCAGGTACAGACTCCATATCGACTGCTATATCTCCACAGCTGACGGATGCTGGCACAGGCGTAGATGTCCTAGGCGGAAGCTTTACCAAGGCACTAGCTGACTCCGGTACTGGTGCAGACGCACTGGTGATTCCGGGTACTATAGTTCCGCTGTCTGATTCCGGTGCTGGTACTGACTCGATTACTGTAGCGGTAACCGTTAGCCTGGGAGACTCCGGTACTGGTGCCGATGTACTGGGCGGTAGCTACACCAAGAGTCTAGGCGATACTGGTACAGCTGCGGATACTATAGTTCTTGCTCACGCAGTAGCGCTGCTGGATCAAGGCTCTGGCATTGATACCATAGTTGTAGTCAGGTCCATATCGCTCGTTAGTTCCGGTACTGCGACTGACTCCATATCGGTATCCGTCTTTACACCAACCGGCGATGTGCGTACGCCTCTCCAGCTGAGTGGAGTCTTTGCGGATGAGAACCTGCTTGGTGGCTCGATTGTTGATGCGTTGGGTCTTGGCGGCACGATTATTGATGGCAATACGTTGTCAGGTGCTATTGTTGATGGCAACGTTCTGGCTGGTATGATTGGGCGCGCTGTAATTCTGTCTGGTACTATGGTTGTACAGGTCGTCGATAGCGTTCTGGAGGAGTGGACAATGCAAGAGGTAGACATTACGCTGGCAGAGTTCAACGACGAGACTCTTGCCCTCACGATCACAGCTAGTGGCGTTCCTCTCAACATTACTGGCATGGAGATCGACATGCTCCTCAAGACTCAGTCTGGCGTCTCGGACATAGATCCGTCGACTCTCAAGCTGTCGACGACTACGGGCGAGATCACCATTACCGACGGCCCTGCAGGACAAGCTACCGTCGCTATAGCTTCCGTCAACCTACAGCCTACTCCGCCTTTCGGATTCCATCGAGTGGACATTCTAGAGGGCGGCAAGCGGAACACTGCGCTGTTTGGTACGGTCTCGATTACACCGTTGTGACACAATGTATCAGAAAGCCCTGGAGGCACCTGAAGACTTCATTATATAATAGACAAGATAGGAGCACGCATGTCGGTATACGCACCCTCAGGGTCAGGCAACGTTCACGTCGACACAGTCATGGGCGCTGGAGGTAAGAAGAAAGTGGCTGCGAAAGGTGGCGCCGCAAAGAAGGGTGGCGCTAAGAAGGGCATGGGATTCAAGGCCGCAGCAGCCTCTGCTGCTAAGTCGGCAGGCGTATCTCCCCAGCAGGGTGCAGCGATAGTGGCTGCAGCATCGCAGAAGGCTTCACCGAAGGCCAGGAAGGCTAACCCCAACCTTGCCAAGGTGGCTCGTCCTGGTACTAAGAAGACAGCTGGCGGCAAGTTCGTCAAGAAGGCTTCAGGAGGCAAGAAGTGAGCCGCTATGGATACTGGGTCGATCTAGTAGGGCAGCAGCTCGGCGACAGTTCATGGGTTCACGCGCTGCCCATTGGCGAGTTCGAGCATCCGGTGTACGGCAAGATGAACTTCACACCGGAGCGTGTTCAGAAGTTCGCCGCAAGCGTCAAGGGTCGTGTTCGAGGCATCGATCTTGATGTCGACTACGACCACAAGGAGCACGGTGGTCAGGCTGCAGGATGGGTCAGAGACGCCGATGTGCGTCCCGATGGCCTGTACCTTCAGGTGGAGTGGACCCCACGTGCATCCGAGGCGATCAAGAATCGGGAGTACAGGTACTTCAGTCCGGAGTTCGACGACACTTGGAAGGACGCTGGTGGCACCGAGCACCAGGACGTCTTGTTCGGTGGCGCCCTCACGAACCGTCCGTTCCTGAAGGACCTCCTTCCCGTCAACTTGTCGGAGATCACTACCAACGCCAAGAAGGCAAACGAAGGAGGTCAAATGGGACCTGAGCAGATCAGGGAGCTGCTCGGTCTCGGGACGGACGCCACGGACGAGCAGGTCACGGCGAAGATCGCGGAGCTCAAGGCCGGAGCGCCGGCGCCTCCTCCGCCATCTCCGACGCCTCCCGCTCCAACACCGCCCGAGACGGAGCCTGTACTCACAGGCGCAGCTCTGAACGAAGCTATCGCCAAGGCGCTTGGCGAGCACCCCATGCTGGTGGAGCTCAGAAGGAGCCTCGACGCCACGCGTGCTGCGCAGCAGTTCGCCGAGACACGTCAGCGTCTCGAGCGTCTGCAGGTCAACCAGGGCGGCAGGCAGTTCGTACTACCGCCAGCCGTCATTGATGCGGTCGCAGAAGGCTCATCGCTCAGCGATCCTGTGGCGATGTCCCAGAAGTTCGTCGACGCCATCGAGGCGTTCGGCCGTGTCGGGTACGTCGAGCTCGGTGAACGTGGTCGCACGCGCAATGGGACCGAGAAGACCGCAAGCCAGCAGCTGTCCGAACTCGTCACCGCCGCTCAGACTCAGCACATGGCGGCTACGGGCAAGCAGCTCTCCACGACCAATGCGATCGCACAGGTCGTTCGTGCTAACCCCGAGCTGTACCTGGCTTATCGCGAGGACAGCTACTCAGGAAGGGAGGAGTAGCCGATGCCTGGCATGGATCAGATTCTCTCCAAGGCCTTCCTGGCGACAGGCGGCTCCGTCTCATACCCGCAGTGGTCAGTCGTACAGCAGGTAGCAGCGGTCGGTCTTGTTCCTGCGGCCGTTCAGCTCGCACCGGTCACGGCAGGTACCGCTGCTGGCAGCGTCGGCATCATCGGAGTGTGCGCCGAGCTTCTCGACGCAACCAAGACGGTGACTGGCAAGGCCTTCGTCAACATCGCGATCGACGGCAACTGCAAGTGCATCTGGGACGGTACGACTGGTGGTGCTACTCCGTGGGCTACCGTCGGTGTCGCACCTGGAATCGGTGTCTACGCCGTACCCTCAGCGACCACACCTGGTCGTGTCAAGTTCATTCCTGCGACAGGCAGCGGCGGTCTAGGCTACGGAGCGATCGGCATGCTGATCTCGCAGCCCGGTAGTCCGCTACCTGTGTTTGGCGCAGGAGCCGCCGCAGGCGACCTGTTCGATATCACCCTACTGGTCGGCTCGAAGGTCTGAGAGGAGGAAGCTCATGGCAGTTTATGCCCCAACTGGTTCGGGCAACGTCCACGTTGATGTCGTTCTGACACAGATCAGCATTGCGTGGCCGAACGAGGGACTGGTCGGCAACGTCCTCTTCCCGCCTGTGCCCGTCGCCAAGCAGTCCAACAAGTACTACATCTTCCAAGGTCGTGAGGGCTGGTATCCGGCTCTCGACGATGCCAGAGCACCAGGTACCGAGGCCAACGAGGTGCCAGGTCTGACGGTCAGCATCGGATCGTACTACGCTCAGGAGCATGCGCTCCAGATCGCGGTCACCGACGAAGAACGGGAGAACGCTGACAGTCCGCTGTCACCCGACGTCGACGGTACGGAGATGCTGGCGTCCAGGATCTCGCTGGGCAAGGAGTATCGCATCTACAACCTGGTTACGACCGCAGCAAACTTCAACGCCTCGCTCACTCAGGCGCTGTCCGGCACCTCGAGCGGCGGCTACGGTGCGCAGTGGGACCTCGCGTCCACGACGCCTGTCAGGGACATCAGGACCTGCATGCGAATGGTTCACAAGCTGGCATTCCTGCAGCCGAACCAAGCGATCATTCCCTACAAGGTCATGTCGGCCTTGGAGGACAACCAGGACCTGATCAACCGCATCCAGTACGTCGAGCGTGCCATTCTGACGCCCGACCTGGTCGCGAGCCTGCTCAGCCTGGACAACGTCGTCGTGCCCGGCTTCGGCATCGCGACTAACAACCCAGGTCAGACGCTGGCACTGTCGTACCTCTGGAACATGGAGGTCCTGCTCGCCTACGCACCTCCGCGTCCAGGTCTCAAGGTGCCTGCCTTTGCCTACCAGTTCACCTGGGGCTTCGGTGGTGGAGGCGGTGGCGGCCTGAACTTCGGGTCGGGCGCATTCTCAGGCCAGGGCATCGACGACGGCGGAGGTCCGAGTGCGCTCAACCCCTCCAGCGAGGCCGACGGCGCGTCCAACAACCTGCAGGGCGGTATCGTCGACAGGTGGCGTGAAGAGCGTCGCGCCTCCGACGTCATTCGGTTCCGGCAGCGGTACGACCTGGAGCTGATCGGACTCGACGGCAACGGGAAGTCGATCTGCGGCTTCCTATTCACCAACGTCCTGTCCGCGGCCTTCGTGGGCTAAGGAGGAAACGTGCCCAGTTACGTCGCTTACACCAATGGCCTCGGCGCTACCGAGGACAACCCCGACGGTATCGAGTCCGGTGCCGCTGTCAGTCCCGGCGACTTCGACGTGGATGAGTGGACATACCACATCATGCACGGCAACGTCGTACGAGCAGGCAGTCCCAACGACCCGAACGTGCTAGCCGCCGCTGATGAGGAAGAGATTCCGGAGGATCCCAAGGACCGCCGGATCAAGGATCTCGAGGCGCAGCTCCTGCTGTTCGCTGGACGGCCAGGAACTCCCGCTCCGTCTTCGCACCTGGACGACCTCGCTCAGGTGAAGGAGAAGGCGGATGACAAGGAGAAAGCACCCGAACGGAAGCCAGCGCAGGGTCGGCCTTCGTAGCAGGACGGAGAGCTTAGTGACTGCTCATATCACCACCTCTGACGTACAGGCGTGGCTCGAGTCTACTAAGCTCTCCGTTACTACTATCGAGGCAGTGCTAGAGGCTGACGCCTCTACCGAGGTACTGGGTCGTCTCGACTCAACGTACGGTATGTACGTTCCGCTCTGGATCGACTCAACTAGCACTCCACAGATCGTTCGGCAAGTCATCGCGATGTACTACGCCAGCTGGATCTACGACCGTTCTTACTCGGAGGTCGAGACCAACGAGGCATCGGTCTCCTACGGTGCCGTTCTTCGCGCGTGGGCTATGACGTTGCTGAACGACATCATTCGTGGTGCAGTATCCATTGTTGAGATCGAACCTAGCAGTCCTGCTACTGCACCCGTGTTCTATCCTACAGATGCGAGTTCAACCGAAGATGCGTGGAGATGGAACACTGACGAAGACGACAACTCGCTCGGCCCGGCTAAGTTCGGTATGGGAAAGGTATTCTGATGGTAACCATGACAGGCGGCGGCGTTCGCCTAGACAGTCTGGTTAACATCGGTTACGAGTTCATACCTACCATTGCAATATCTGCTAGGTCCTTTGACAAGCTCGATCTCGACATTCGCTCCTTCCGCGTTCCACTCAAGCGTTCTATCCAGCAGGTCATCGCTCCCTCGATCAGTCAGAACTTCATTTCCAACGGGCGTCCTGAGCTCTGGGTACCTTATGCTGATGATACTATCAGAGTCAAAGGTCGCGATCCTAACAACAGGTTTACGACAGAGAACATACTTCGCCGTTCTGGGCTCCTGTGGAAAACGATGCAGCAGTACAACATTTGGACGGTGACTGAGAAGCAGGCGGCCATCCTCTCGTTGCCGAACAAGATCTGGTACGGCCAATTGCATCAAGCAGGTTACGGTTCAGGTGTAGCCGCTACGACTCAGGCGGAGGCAAGAGGTTTGGGCATGTTCGCAGGTGCCTTCGCGACACCTGAGGAGCTAGCAGCGATGGGTGGAGGAGGAGTCAACATTCCTGCTAGGCCATTTGCAATGTTCCAGACCAAGGATATGGATCGCGTCCAGGAAGTGTTTGCTGCCTGGCTCCAAGAGCGAGTTGATGCAGATCTCGCCGGCATACCTGCTAAGTCGGTGATGTTATGCCTCTGTCAGCGAGCTCTGAGACGGTGGCTACTGCTGTTAAGGCTGCTATCGATGCGCAGGCTAGTGCCCTAGGCATCGCGGAGACGTGGTACGGTGATCAGACCATCTTGCCACAGACGCCAGCTGTCTGCGTTACGCCTGGGAATAAGTCTAGAGCGTTCGCAGGCGCATCGCTTATGACTGAAAACACGTTCGAGACCTACGTGTTCGTATACTTCGGCAAGGTCCAAGACGTGCAGCAGAACTTGCACGCGGCACAGGCTCTTGCTGATGCGATTGAGCCCGTCGTACAGACTGACATGACACTCGGCGGAATTGTCATATGGACGTTGTGTACTCAGAACGAGCCAGGGATCATCAACAAGCAGGGTAGTCTGCTGATGGGCAATCGGATGACGTTCCAGTCCTTTAGTAAGACCAGGCTCCCGTAGAGGAGGTAAGTTGCCATACGAAGTGAAGGTCGACAATCCCACCGCGGGAGACCAGGACGTCTACATCCACGGTCTGGGCACGTTCCGCAATGGAACCACGACTACAGTCGACGACGAGCAGGTGATGCGGTTTCGTATCATGACTGCTACGCAGAAGATGTCTGACTTCGATGAGGAGGGGCGCTTCTCCGTCGAGCAGGAGCTAGGTCCTGAGCCTCACGATCTGAACATCTACGGCGTCACCATCAACAAGCTCGGCGGTGACGATACGGGTGACACCGTTACTGTCGAAGGTGACGTGAACGTTGCTGTCGGCGGTGACGTCGAACAGACGAACAGCAAGAGGAAGGGAAGTGCCTGATGCCTTATGGTATGGGTGCAGGCGGCCTCTTGGGTGTCGCCTTCGAGACCGTGTCGGGAACCTATACGGCTCCGACAAAGTTCATCCCGATTCTCTCCGAGACGCTGGAGCTCAAGGAGACCAACATCTACCGTACACCGATTCGACAGTCGGCGGCACGGATAGGTGTCGTACCTGGTGACTACAGCGTTACAGGCACGATCACGATGGAAGCGGTGGAAGACTGCTGCGTCTACTTCACAGAATGCAGCAGGGCGTCAGGTGTTAAGTCCGGAACTACGCCGAACTTCATCTACACCTATACGCCGACTTCGGCTGCTGTTCCGAACAAGACGCTGTCGATTACCGTTGTTCGTAACGGTATCATCTTCGGATACGTTGGTTGCGTCGTCGGCAAGCAGACCTTTACGGTCAACAACAACCTCCTCGAGTACGCCGTTGACATCTTCGGCCTGTCCGACTCCTCGCCGTCACCAGCTCTGGTGCCTGTCTGGCCGACCTCAGTGCCTTACGGTCCGGGTACTTGGAACGTGCAGATCCCGTCACCGACGCAGGTGTTCGATATGGACACCTTCTCGTTCGACATCGACGATGCAGGCGCAGAGCAGTTCCGACTCAAGAGCGCACGCGGTGCACAGTTTGCATCGTTCGGAGAGCGGACTTGCCAGATGACGGCGAGTCGTGACTTCCTGACCAACGCCGACTACCTAGCGTTCAAGGCAGTGACAGGTCAAAAGATCACTGTCGCTGTCACCAACGGTACGAACAACAGTATCACGTTCGACATGTTCAACGGGATCATGGACGTGTATCAGGTTCCGCTGTCGGGCGTCGGAGACCTGATCCGTGCAGCTATCACCTACCAGTCCGTACTCGACGGTTCGGGCAACGAGTACGACATCATTTACAAGACACAGGAAGTCATCACTCCGTAGGGCTATCGATCCAAAGGGAGGATCAGTGCCACGCGCAACAGTATCGACCGAAGCCGAGATGCATGAGCTCAAGTCGTGTCCAGGTGGCTGGGTCAAGCTTCGCCGTATGTCGTACGGTGAGCGCCTGCACCGTACAGATATGGCGATGCAGATGTCTATGGAAGCCGATCAGCGCAAGCGTACTGCAAGGATGGACGTTACGCCTGCGCAGACAGCGGTGGCTGAGTTCGAGCTCAAGACCTGCATCGTCGATCACAACCTGGAAGACGAGAGCGGACGCAAGCTCAACTTCGCCAGTGAGATGGATTGCGCGATGCTCGACGGGCGCATCGGCGAAGAGATAGCACAGCTCATCGATGACATGCACAACTGGGAGGTAACGTTCCCAAACTCCGAAACGAAGTCCGAGCCCGGGTCTGGCGTAGTAATCGACCAGCGAGAGCTGACGGGACAGACGCTGCCCCTGAGCGCGACGGTGAGCTAGCTGAACAGCTGCTGTCTCTGGTACTTGCATGTCAAGAGTTTCACTGCCTGCCTAGTTCAGGCGGCTGGCTCGACCAGGACTCGTTCCTAGTGTACGGTATGGGTATGACTCTAGAGGAGATCAGAGCGAAGGAGGCAGCTGACCAGCATCAGAGAGAGCTGAAGGCAAGCCGTGGGAGGTGAGAAGTGCCGCTAGGTGTTCGGGAAGTACTCCTCATAGTCCGTGCGCAGAACCTAGGCTCCGGTGTCCTTCGCAACCTTGCAGGCGACTTCAACAACCTAGACGCGGCGGCTAAGAAATCGGCGCAGTCCCAGATGCAGACGGGTACAGCCCTGATGGCCGTAGGCGCAGGCATTGCTGCTGCGGGTGCTGCAGGGCTGTTGTTCTTGGGCAAGGCGACAGCGGCAGCCGTCGACTACAATCGCCAGGTCGCTCTGACCAAGACTCAGACCTACGGTCTCAAGGTCACCTTGGACCAACTTAGTCAGGCGGGACTCGATGTTGCCAAGAGCATAGCTGTCCCGCTTGATCAAGTTCAGGCAGGCCTGTACGACATCTTCTCGTCGATGGATGTCAACCTCAGCCAGGCTAAGTTCCTACTGGCTAACTTCTCGAAGGAAGCTGTCGCTGGTCAGGTAGACCTCTCAACAGCCGAACGTGCAACTATTGGCATTATGAACTCGTACCAGATGAAGGTCCAGGACGTATCCAAAGTCCAGGACATCATGTTCAACCTGGTCAAGTACGGTGTCGGTACGTATGGTGACTTTGCTAGCGTCATAGGTCGTGTCACTCCTAACGCCGTTAGAGCGAATCAGACGTTTGAAGAGACCGCAGGCATGCTAGCATTCGTGACCAGAAATGGTCTGTCTGCTGCTAATGGTGCTGCGTCCGTCGGTAGGGCTCTGGATGCTATCGGCAAGTCTCGTGACAAGATTCAGAATCTAGGCCTGACTGTTCAGGGTGCCCTGGGCAGCGCTACTGCCTCGAAGCTAGGGTTCACTGCTAGCACGATGATCAAGGTTACAGACGCTGCTGGCAAGCTTCTGCCTGTTAACCAGATCATGACCAATCTGGGAGAAGCGCTCAAGGGTCTGAACCCGACACAGCTTAACGACGTCCTGAACGAGATGTTCAAGGGCACTGGCGGTACTATCCAGGCTCAGCGCTTCTTCAGCATAGCCATCCACAACTACAGTCAGCTCAACGCGTTGACGAAGGACATGTACACGAGCAAGGGTGCTCTGCAGGCTGCGTACAATACCATGGCTGCCACTCCTGCTATGAAGATCCAACTGCTCAAGAACAACTTCCAAGCCTTCATGATCGTTCTGGGTCAACAGCTACTTCCGATCGTTGGCAAGGTCGCAAGCTTCTTCACAGGTCTACTCAAGATACTCAGCGGATTGTCTCCGTCTACTATTCGAGTCATCGCTATTGTCATTGGCGTAACATCTGTACTGGCGGTGCTAGCGGGCATTATTATGGTTGTCGTTGGCGCTTGGATGGTCTTCTCGGTTGTGTTGGCTGCTTCGGAGGTTGCTCTCGCTCCGATACTCATTACTATCGGCCTAGTCATAGCCGCTGTCGTCGCTCTCTCCGTTGCTGCTTACTTCATCTACAAGAACTGGAGTCCTATCTCCACGTGGTTCCACAACATGTGGTTCGATATGTGGAAGTGGATCGATCACATCTGGCAGCTCATCTACAAGTCGATTAGCAACGCATGGCTGAAGGTCAAGAACGTATTCCTCGACATCCAGAAGTTCATCGTCGGTAGCTTCGACAAGTGGTGGAAGACTCACGGCGATGCTCTCGTATCGATCTGGAACACTACTTGGGGTCAGATCACAGGCTCGGTAACTCAGGCCTGGACAGTCATCGAAGGCGTTGTCAAGATTGCAATGGCCATTATCGAAGCCGAGATCAAAATCGGTTTGGATCTGATGATGGTCGTCTTCAAGGTTGCTTGGGACGTCATCGTAGCTATCTTCAGAGGCGCATGGGACCTCATCTCTACAGCCTTCAAGATCTGGTTCACTGTACTCGTAGCTTCTGCGAAGATCGGTCTAGCCGTCATTGAAATGACCTTCAAGATCTTCTGGGACTTGCTCGTAGGCATATTCAGCATCTTCATTGATCTCCTCACGGGACATTGGCACCAAGCGTTTGTCGATATGCAACAGACAGCCGTACAGATCTGGAACGCGATCAAGGGCTTCCTCAGCTCCGTTTGGAACGCGATCAATAGTGCAGCGATACCGATTTGGCATGACCTAGAGAACATGATCGTCGGTGCTTGGCATAACGTCTACAACCTTACACAGCAGGTCTGGAACGCTATCGGCAATTACCTGAAGCAAGTCTGGAACGGTATGGTCAACGGTGCAAAGACTACCGTCAGTGGTCTTAACACCGTTTGGCAAGGCATTGAAGCTATCTTCAAGACGCCAGTTAACTTTGTCATTGGTACCGTGTACGACAATGGCCTCCGTCGACTCTGGAACGACGTTATGGGTGCTATTGGTCTAGGCAAGCTCAACATGCCTGACATTCCTACTCTCGCAGCTGGCGGCAGGATTCCTGGATGGGGTGGCGGAGATAGAATTCCGATCCTTGCGGAGGCTGGCGAGGCCATCGTTGACAAGAACCGCACTAGGAAGTACGCAGGCCTACTTGGTATGATGGGCGTTCCTGGATTTGCGCTTGGTGGCATAGTCAGCAATCCTCTCCACGCAATTGCCAGCGTCGCTAGCAAGGGTGCGAACTTCGTCAAGGGCGCCGTAGGTGCAAGTGGTGCTGTAGGCAAGATGCTAGCAGCCGCAGCTACTGGTAACCAGACAGCATTTGCTAACGCACTACTCAGCGTCACCGGCGGAGCCGGAGGAGCAGCTGCCAACCTAGCGCAGATGATGGTAGGCCTTCCCGTTTCCATGGCCAAGGATGCGGTCTCTAGCCTGTGGAGCAAAATCACAGGGTCCGGGGGTGTGGCAGGTTCGGTCAAGTTCAATCCTAGCGGTGGAGTGATGCAGTGGCAAGGCCTAGTCATGAAGGCTTTGGCGATGGAAGGCTTGGGTTCCTATCTCGCGTCGCAGGTACTGTACCAGATGATGACCGAGTCTGGCGGCAACCCGAACGCTATCAACAACTGGGACATTAACGCTCAGCAGGGCGACCCGTCACGAGGTCTGCTTCAGGTCATCGGTTCTACCTTCTCAGCATTCCACTGGCCTGGTACGTCTAACAACATCTACGACCCGCTAGCTAACATTGCTGCAGCTATCAACTATGCCAGAAGCACATACGGGCCGACGCTCATGCGAGGGGGCATGGGCATGGGCTCTGGGCATGGCTACGCTGCAGGAACTTCAAGCGCTTCTCCTGGGTGGTCTTGGGTAGGAGAGCAGGGGCCTGAACTAATGCGCATGCGTGGTGGCGAGCAAGTAGCACCTGTGCGTCCGGTTCAGAACTTCTACATTACCACTCAGGAAATCAATCCTAAGTACCATGCGGCCCAGCTGGGATGGGAATTGGCAAGGAGGTCTAGCTGATGCCTCCAGCATTGACTAACTACACCTTCGCCTTCGGCGACAACGGAACTATTCTCAATACCGACTCTATAAGTCTTCCCTTCGTCGACGTCACGTCGGTGGCTGGTCTTGACCTTGCGCCTATACGTTCTACTACTACGGAGCGACACAACTCCGACGGTGCACATGTCGATGCTAAGTTCCTGTCTATGAGGGTTGTCGTTATCATTGGCACTTTGTACTCCGATCCTAATGACCCCGACACATTTCTGAACTCATTGAAAGGTGCCTACGGCAATCCTAACGTTCAGCCCTTCTACTTCCAGACTCCCGGACAGCCGCTCAAGTTCGTAAACGGGCAGGGCGGTGGCTGTCTGTATGAGTACGATCAGAATAGGCGCCACGGCGCGACGCCTGTGCAGCTTACAGTTCTTGCAGGCGACCCCTATATCTACGACTGGCCTGCTCAAGTAGGCACTACGATCGTTGGTACAGGTGCGGGCATAGGCACAGGTTTCAACATGGCCTTCAACACCGGCTTCGGTGGTACTATCGTTACTGCCGGTGCTACGGTAGGGAACATCGGATCGCACACCGCTTATCCAGTCGTTACGTTGCAAGGACCTCTTACTAATCCTGTACTGGTTGACGCCTTCGGCATAACGATGGCGTTCAACATTACCTTGGCAGCGAATGACTCGCTTGCAGTAGACTGTAGGAACAAGTCAGTCATACTCAATGGTCAGGCTAGTCGCAGGAGCTCGCTTGCAGGACTCAACTGGTTTAGCGTCCCTGCTGGTACCAGCGAGACAATATTCCTCAGTGCTGACTCCGGCACCGGGAGCGCGACGATAACGATGAATTCGACGTACTACTAGGGATCTATCATGGCTGCATCGAACCCGCCGTATGTGTGTCAGGGGAGGACTGATCACCCTGCCGTACTGTTCCGCATGGCCCTTGGTGGGATAGCTAGTGCTCCGTACGCTGCAGGAGGTACTAGTCCTGCAGGCGGTGTCAATCCCTCCCTAGGCAATGGCTTGGCAGTTACGGGTCTTGCTTCCATGAACGTTCAAGTAGGTACTGGTCTGGCGTACGTTCCGAGTAGTACAGCCTGGAATGGAGTCTACGCTGCCTACAACGCAGCTACGTTCAACGTAGTCATTGCTGCGTCGTCCTCCTCGCAGTACAGAAGGGACTACATCGTAGCACAGGTGACAGACCCTGGAGACGCTACGGCTAACTGGAACGCAGTAGCTGTTACTGGTGCGTTCTCCTCGTCGGCTCCTGGTGCACTTCCTGCGATACCTGCGAACTCTATTCCACTGGCTATCGTTGCCGTTACACCGAACATGACGGTCACGAATGCTGGCGGTACCGTTTCGGATGCTAGGACTCTGCTGCCTCTACAGGGCGTATGGCCAACTACGTCGAGCAATCGTCCTCCTACGACGGCGCAAGAGGGGACGATGTGGTTCGAGCAGGACACGAACCAGCTCGGGATCATCATCAACGGATCGTATAGCTACATTCCAGTATCAGGCACATCGACAGATACCTGGCATGACCTACGTCCTGCAGTAACTGGTTGGAGCGGTTCGGTATCGGGCGAGTATCCGCCTCAGTACAGGAAGTCGTCTGATGGTCAGCACGTCGAGCTGTTCGGAATGGTTCAGATAGGCAACCCTCCGTATACAGGAGTCAATGTATTCGCCAATCCGCTACCTGCAGGCTATAGGCCTAATCACAGCGTTCGTTTGCCTTGCTTCATTCAGAACAACGGCTCTTCGAGTCTAGTGACAACGCCTTATACGTATATCCTGACTACGGGCTACATTCAGTTCTCCAACTTCCCAGCTGGCCTAGCGGGATCTGTAGTGAGCATAACTGGTCAGTTCCCGCTCGACGCTTCGGGACTGATCCAATCGTGACAATTCAGAGCCTCAAGTCTACGAGCCATGCTATAGCGGGTCTCGGTGGTGCTTCATACACGTACCTTGCTACAGACCTCATCACGGGTAGTATTCTAGGCGAGCTGCCCGTAAATAGCGTGTCACTGGATTGCCAGCTGAACAAGGCTGGAAACATGCACTGCGGTGCTAACTTGAATGATCCTAGAATCGACAACAACGAGTTCATTGCACGTACTACCCCAGGTAGGACTGCGTTTTGGGCCTACAGGAATAACCAGATCGTTTGGGGCGGAATCATTCTGTCGCGAGAGTACCAGTCGACCGGCATGGCGCTTACGCTAACGGGTCAGACCTTCGAGTGCTATGCCGTAAGGCGCTTTCCCCGTTCGGTCCTAGGTACGGCGATTCAGACACTCAATCAGGGCCAGGCCTCGATTGTCGACTACTTGTGGAAGCAACTGCAGAGCGTTCCGGGTGGTAACATAGGTGTTCAGCCTGCCAACTTGCCCGCTTCGGATCCTGTTGTCCAGCTTACCATTAATGGATACGACCTGTCTACTAGTTATGATGATCTGATTCAGTCAATACTGGTATCGAGCACAGGTCCCGACTACACGATCGCCTGGTATGAGGACGGTCACGGCAACCCCCAAAAGCAGCTAGTCGCAGCTACTCCTATAGGCAACCCAGTTGGCATAACGGATCTGGTCGTCGACTTTCCTGGGTCCATGGTAGACTACATATACAGTGAGAACGCATCGTCAGGCGCCAACAAGTGGTGGGCTGTTGGCGACGGTGAGGCTGCCGCCGCTACCGTAGGAACTGCTGCCGATCCTAATTCAGTAGCTTCAGGCTATCCGCTTTGGGAGGGAGTCAACAACTACTCAGGTGTTACTATTCAAACGACGATCAACGGTCACGCATCTTCGGACGTAAAGTCGCTTCCCGTTCCGATCATTACACACAACGCCGACCTGGCAGGAGACTCTTATCCACAGTTCGGTACGTATGGCATGGGCGACTACGTGACCGCGCACGTTATCGATCCTAGGTTTCCACAGGGCTCTACCTTCAACGTACGAGCCATTGGCTGGACGATAACGCCGCCTGACTCGGGCCAGGGTGTCGAACAGATCGCGTTGGTATTCGACGAAGCTACAGGAGGTCCTGCTTAGTGCCTAGGTATCAGTACGCGCAGCCCTATGACCTGGTAAGATCGATCAGGGGCAACCAGACTGACATCAGAGACCTTCAAGTTCGGTCGGCTGGAGTGCCGGACATTTGGCACTACGTCGGCGATCCTACGACCGGCCTTGGAACTGCGTTCGGTTCGGGTTGGAGTAACCTTGGGTCGGGGTGGGCTAACCTGGCCTTCAAGAAGGTAGCAGCTAACAGGATTGAGATAATTGGCGCTGTGACAGTAGGCGCTGCAGGTTCGACTGTACTCACACTGCCTACAGGGTACATCCCTGTTAGCCAGCAGTCGCTCATGTACTTCGTGGTAGCAGGCAACACCGGCTCGACATCCAACGCACCTTTGCTAAACGTATTGACTTCAGGAGCAGTTGTACAGAACGGAAATACAACACCAGGCGCTTCAGCGGCGTGGATACATGACACGTACAGTCTGGACGTATAATGGTGCAGTTCAGAATAGGTGGTAATGGATCAGGAAGCAAGGTCGACAAGTGGGTAGCTAACGTCGTATTTCTAGGCGTAGCAGTACTCATATACGCTCTTGCAGCGTACATAATCGACCTTACCATTCATATCAATTAGGAGGCGGGATGAGTGAAGAGAGGCCAGAGCCCAGACTGATCCGAGAGGAAGAGGTGTACGACCGAGAAGACGTAGAGCGCGGACTACTACGACGTCCTAATCCGCCAGATCCTAGGCCGGAACTGCCGGTAGAGGAACAGCACGAACAATGGGCAAGGCTAGCGAGCCTACCACCGCGCAAGAAGCGGCCTGTCCTTGACTGGATCGCAGGGAGGCTAGAGCGTCGTGGCAGTGAATGAGATCCTCTGTCTTACTCCGAACTACAGCTCCCGTGGCGGAGCTCAGCCTCTCAAGTTCGCGCTGCATACCATGGAGGGCTTCACAGGACCGAACGGCGCAATGGACTGCGCCAAGTACTTCCAGGGTAACGTCGGAGCCAGTGCTCACTGGTGCATCGACAACTTCCACCCGAACCAAGTGGTCTGTGGAGTCTACGAGCAGTACGCGGCCTGGACGCAGAGCGGAATGAATAACGTCAGCTTCGGTGTAGAGCAAGCAGGGTACGCCTCAACGTCCAGAGACACCTGGCTCAACCAGCAGGGCACACTGCTTACTACTACAGCTGCTCTAGTTCGGCAGATCTGTGACAAGTACCAGATACCTATACGTTCGCTGAACTCGAGCGAGGCTCAGGACACCTGGACCAAGGGAGTCTGCGACCATGTAGACTTCGGCTCTAAGGGTGGCGGCCACTGGGATTGTGGCGAAGGCTACCCGATGGACAAGATCATCGAGTGGGCGAAGGCGGGAGCCTCCGTGCCGCAGCCGGTAGGAGGAGACATGACAGCATCGACAGCGTATGATCCCAACGGCAACGCGCACCACGTGTGCCTGGGAGAGAGCGACGGTTCCATTTACTACTGGCCGCCGGGATGGAGCGCCTGGGGTCAGATCGACAAGACGCAGAAGAACGCCAGGAGCGGCGTTGGTATCGCTATCAGCAAGGACTGGTGGGTTACCCTCACCTACGTCAACGCCTCAGGGAACGTCTGCACTTACCACAAGCAGTTCAACAGCGACGATCCCTGGGTCTTTACCAACAAGGGCGGAAGCGCCAGATTACAGGAAGGAATATCATGGAAGCAGTAGTTCCAGAGACGCCAAGGCAGGGAGCATACTTCCCGGTCTACGGTCACTCCGATCAGGAGGGCGGCGGCGACCTGCACGTTCAGGTGCAGTCATGCACTACCTGCCATGCGACCGTGGATGAGGCTCACATGGCCGACCACGAGGGCTGGCACGAGACCCTGGCAGCCGGCGAAGGCCCTGGTGGTCCGTCGGGGCCCAAGAAGTAACCAAGCTCCTAGCCGGGCCTCCTGTTACGCGCCCGCCCGTGACAGTCCCTTGAGGCCCGGCTAGGGCTTTCCCAGGTACCAGTTGTGATTGCACATGAGGCAGGTAATGAGAATGTGGGAAGGATCATCAGTATCGAAGGTGACTATTGCAGCACCCTCGAACTTCGCCCGTCTGAGGTTCGGCCAGTAGCCGCATGCGTTGCACGGCCTATCTGCATTGTATGTCTTGATCATAGCTACTCCTGCATAGCCAGTACCCTAAGCCTATCAAGTATGAAGTTGCGTACCTCTCGAAGTTCAGGTCCGGAATAGAACACGAGGTAGTAGATAAGGTGCCTCAGCGCGTCGTTGGCATGGCGCCACTTCATCAGAGGAATGCACAGCAACAGTAGTGTGCGTAGCTTCTCGTCAGTAGTCCACCCAATAGCCTGATCAGATCCTTGCCATACGATCATAACTTCAACGTGCGTCTGACCGTACATCTTGACTATACCGATGTACTCTCTGGACACGATCCTGCTGAACTCATTACCACGGTTGTCGAACCTCTCACACACGATCACGTCCGGCTGCACTTCCGCTATCAAGCTCCACAGGCGCAGGTGATGCTCCGTGTTGTTGCCGATTTGACCTTGTCGGACGTGGTCTCGGAGAAACGTCGAGAGCTTGGAGTTGACTACGACTGGAAGCTCGATGTCGAATAGCGTCCAACCTGTTGTGCCTCCTGGATCGAATACGAGTATCCTCATCGTTGTCTCCCTGCCGTCTGTAACGCGATTCTCTCGCGATCTAAACTTGTAACTTTTTAACTGACCTAACTCTACGTAAGCGATGGAAATCCATTGAGAGACTCTATTAGACTGCGGTCTCAGCGCAGTCTCTCTTGGAGAACAAATTTGAGAAGTCACAAGAGGCTCCATCTCCTTTTGGGCGGGTTTTTTAGACGATGATTCCACTTGTCGAGTGCCCAGTCTGCCTTCTTGCGTTTGACTATGAGATAGGGTCTGACGATGATTAGAAAGTTCGCTCCGATGGAAGAGTTACCATGCCAGTTGTGTATGCCGTTAGTCCACTTGTTGGGCTCACGCCATCTGACATAACCGCCGAACAAATCCTCTACGTAGTCTAGAGGCCTGCGGTCTACCTGGGCTATAGATACTTGTAGGTTGTACCTACCCTGGTACTCTATATGCCCTTCGCCGTCGAAGAAGCCTGCTACGTAGGCTATGTCGACTTTCCTAATTCGCGTTTGCTATTTCCTTCTTCAGTTGTTCGGCCTCTGCCTGTAGCTCTTCTATTCGTTGTTCGATTACAGCGAGCCGGGCCTGTGGAGATTTGCGATCGCCTCGGGTCCGGAGTTCGAGGTTGGCTGGGTCTAGGTTAGTCCGATCGTTGTCGATGAACTTGACAAACTCGTTCGGTTCGAGTCGTCTACCGAGCTTCTCCTCCATGAGGAGGGTGTGAGTGGCTACGAAGCCGCGACCTTCGACCTTGGTATGGTGGTAGCCGTTCTGGTTGGTAAAGGTGTCGCCTACTGCTGCTGCTTGACCTCTAGGCATTACAACTGTCCCCAATCTGTTCCGGTTTTGATGTCGATGTCAATGTTCACATAGTCGCCCACAACTTGTTGTCCGGACTTGATCATGTAGTAGCTGACTAGGTCGGACACTCTGTCTACGTCGGTCTTGCGACACTCGACTATGAGGTTGTCGTGAACGATGTTGCGTACGTACCCTAGGCCCTTGAGAGCTGGCCTGACCCACGTGAATGCTTGAAGGCAAATGTCTGAGGCAATCGATTGTGGCTGGAAGGCTAGGGCCTCGTTCATAACCTCGTGCTTGTTCTCTTTGGTGATGAGCCAGAACCTGCGATGTCTACCGAACGGTGTCGTGAGGTCTTTTCCAGCGAGGACATCTCGACGTGTTTGTTCGCGATAGTCCACGATGTTTGGTATGACGCCGAAGAACGCGCGCATAGCTCGTTGAGCTTCCGCAACGGACATCCCATGCTCTTCGGCTATGGACTTGGCTTCGCGTCCGTAGCCTAGGCCATAGAAGTAAGCTTTGACTCGAATACGTAGTTCGTACATCTGCCACTTGTCTAGCTTTGACGTATCGCCGTATAGTACTGGCGTCAGCTCATCGAACAGGTCTCGAGTAGGATCGTTAAAGATGTCTCGGAGATAGTCCTCTTGTGCTAGCCAAGTCAGAATGCGTGCTTCAATTTGCTTGTAGTCAGCGTTCACGAACACGTTGTCAGGGTGTACAGGAACGAACTGCTTCCTGATTCGCCAGCCTCGGGTGATGTTCTGGAGGTTGGGATTCCTGCTGCTGAGCCTGCCTGTAGTTGTTCCGTGGAGCAAGAACGTTGGGAAGACTCTTCCCTGGTGCGTTCGTCTGCGAATGCCTTTGACGTAGGTGCCATACGACTTAGCGTCGAGTCGGTGCTCTGCTAGTGCACATAGGAAGTCGTAGTACTCACCCCACGGCTCTTCGCATCTCGAGATCAGTAGTGCAATGACTTCCTTGTCAGTGCAAGGTCGCCATTCGCCTGACTGGTTTCTCTTTCTCGGTACTGTTATGCCAAAGCGCTTCGTAAGTACGTCTACGATCTGTAGAGGTGAGTTCGGGTTGAAGTCGCGTCTGCGAGATGTTATCTGCATGTCGCGTCGGAGCATTGCAAGTCTGCGACCGTAGAACTCTGCAAGATCGTCGTTGTACTTAAGGTCTATGCCGATACCGTTCAGCTCTACGTACATGAGCTCGTTCGACGCTCGAACTAGGAAGTCGTGTAGCGCTCGGAGGTCTGGCGTCATTAGTTGTGTGAACAGTTCATACAGCGCGAAAGTTGCTGCACAGTCGTAGGCGTTATATCTGTACAGAACGTCTCTGGGGATAACGCCGTAGCCTCTGCCTCGCTGTAGGTATCGTTTGATGTCATCGTCGTATCGTGGAGTACCTAGCAACTCGACTGCCAGGTACTTCAGACCATGGACGCCTCTCCGTTCGTCCAAGCAGTACGACGCAAGCATCGTGTCGAACCAGAGTCTGATAGCACCGATTCGATGGAACAAGCCACCAAGATCGAACTTTCCGTTCTGTGCAATGATACGGTTGTGAGAACGAAGATATTGTCCCAGACGTGACATGAAACGAGTATCGTTACATACCGCCTCACCGAAGACGACGACCTTGCCGGGAGCGTAACCAACTCCAATGCATAGTAGGTAGTGACGTGACGCATGTTCGAAGCTTACATCCTTATCTACGTCGGTCTCGATGTCTACCGTGATTTCGGTAAGTGGTAGCTCGTCGACGACTTTGCAGGCTGTTTCTACGTCGTCGACGACTGTGATGACGGGCTCGGTCCACTCGCTCGATGGCCTTACGAGCTTGCCGAAGTCGTTAACGATGGAAGGGAAGAACGAGTCTCCCTTTGGTCTGAGACAGGCTGCCGGATGAAACGTTGGTATGACGTGAAGACCAAGTTCGTCCGACCATCGTGGCGGCCCGATCCTGAGCCGAGTGATACCATCCTTACTTCCCAGCAGCGATCGTGAGGCCGAGTTACCCAGAGCCACAACCGTATCGACACCTCGGTCTTGTAGCTCCTGAACGAGACGGGGCCTACAGCAATGAATCGCGTTCGCGGAGGGTGTCGCGTTGTCGGGTGGACGGCATAGGCAGGCATTTGTGAGGAGGGTATTGGCCCTAGGGATTTGGTAGTGCTCGAGTATTTTGTCGAGGAGTCTACCTGAGACCCCCACAAAAGGGTGTCCCAGTCGAGCTTCATTTGCTCCCGGCGCTTCTCCAACCACTGCAAGATTCGTTTGCGCCGGTCCATCGGATGGGACGAATCGTCCAGCATCATACAGATCACACCTCTCGCACTCTGCGTCAGGATGCTTGCGTACTCTGTCCATCCGCCCATCCCCATAGGATCTCGAGGTTGCGCTCGACTAGGTCCTTCGGGAAGTGCTGCCCGTCGAGGCTGAAGTAGTTGGCTGGACGTCCTGGTCCAGGAACTTCTCCTAGCGTCACACCTTCATAGGCGTAGACGAATGGTGCTGCGGTGTCGATGCTGATTACGTACTCGTTGTGATGCTTCATCTCTGCCGGCCACGTTCCTGATTGGCCGAACAGGTGAATCGGATGCGGGATGTGCTCTGCGATCCAGTCAGCGAGCTTGATTCTGATGC